ATGTTCGGCGTTTTGCTTGCGTTCACGTCGGTGTTTGCATGTGGCATCTGGGTCGGGGTGTTGGTCCCCCTTCTGTGGCAGGACTGGACCGATTGGCGCCGCCGCCCGCGTGACATCGAGTCCGTGAATCCTGATGACGCAGCCGACCAGCAATCGGAGGGGTGAGCATGCAGATCGAGATGATCCCGGTGGACCAGGTTCGCGAGTACGAGCGAAACCCGCGTGTGATCAGCGGCGACGCGATTGCGGCGGTGGCGCGGTCGATCGAATTGTTCGGCTTCAAGGTGCCCGTCGTGGTGGATGGGGCGGGCGTGCTGATCGCCGGCCACACCCGCGTGCGCGCGGCGCGCAAGCTGGGGCTGACCGAGGTGCCCGCCATCCGCGCGACCGACCTGACCGAGGAGCAGGTCCGGGCCTTCCGCTTGGCGGACAATCAGGTCGCCTCACTGTCGAAGTGGGATTACGAGCTGCTGCCGATCGAACTGGGCGAGTTGCAGGGCGCGGAATTCGACTGGACGCAGCTCGGGTTCGACCAGGACGAGCTGGCGAAGCTGCTCGGCGGCGAGTTGAAGGAGGGCCTCACCGACCCCGACGACATCCCCGAGCCGCCGGACGAAGCGATCACGCAGCCGGGTGACTTGTGGATACTCGGCGAGCACCGCCTTCTATGCGGCGACAGCGGATCAGCGACCGACGTTGATCGGCTACTCGACGGTACGCCGATTCACCTCGCGAATATGGATCCTCCATATGGCGTTCGCGTTGAGCCGCGGTCGAACAATGCCATCGCCGCTGGGAATTCCTCATTCGCAGCTGCCGAACGTACACACCACCAGTCATTCGATGTTGCACGGCAGGGAGAGAAGAAGCGCACCTCGAAGAAGATGCGTGCGAAGGATCGTCCATTGGTGAATGACTTTGTAACCGAAGAGGAGTTCAATCGCCTGCTGCATGCTTGGTTCGGGCAGGCTGCGCGCGTGCTGCTGCCTGGCCGGGCAGCCTACATCTGGGGCGGCTATGCCAACTGCGCGAACTACCCGCCGGCGCTGAAGGCCGCCGGGCTTTATTTTTCCCAAGCGATCATCTGGGACAAGCAGCACCCGGTGCTCACCCGCAAGGACTTCATGGGCGCGCATGAGTGGTGCTTTTACTCGTGGCGCGAGGGCGCGGCGCACGTTTTTCTGGGCCCGAACAACGCGACGGACCTGTGGCACGTGAAGAAGATCAATCCCGCGCAGATGGAGCACTTAACTTCGAAGCCTGCGGAGCTCGCCGTGCGCGCAATGCAGTATTCGTCGCGCCCGGGAGAAAACGTTCTCGACTTGTTCGGGGGTTCGGGGTCAACCCTCATTGCTGCCGAACAGACCGGCCGACGCTGCTTCATGATGGAAATCGACACGCCGTACGCAGATGTTATCGTCGATCGCTTTCAAAGATTCTCCGGCAAGCCTGCCATCCTCGAGCGCACCGGCACGTCACCAATCCCCATGAAGCCGCGCGAGGAGAACATGCGATGATGGAAAGCACAATGCAATTCTGTCACCGGACGAACGCCCCGGCGATGGCCGAGGCGTCGTGGGAAGGTGCGTGATGTGCTCAGGCCCCGGCTTCCAGGGCGAAGTACTCGGTCATCGCGTCGAGGTGGACGCCGACCGTGGTCGCGGCGTAGTTTCTGCGGCTGCGCGTGTCGATGATCCCGCGCTCCTTGAGGAACGCGACCGCCACCGCGACCTGCGTCCAAGGCAGATCCTCGCTCGCGTGGATGGTCTCCAGCGTGAACGGTTCGTCGCCGAGTTCATCGATCGCCTGGGCGACGCGGTCGAGCGCCGCCACCGGGCAGCGGTGCTCGTACGGCGTTCCGCATCGCGGCGTGACCTTGCGGACCAGGTGGCCGTCGAGCACCTCGAAGGTTTCATCGCGTTGCATGGTCATGGTCGTCATGCCTCACTTCGCAGCCGCGGTGGCAGCGTTGAACTCGAACCGGCCGCGTTCGACCTTGCGGAAGCGCGCGTCCTCGCCCTTGGTGCCGATCTCGCGGAGGATGGCGCTATAAAGCGTCGCGTGCGGCGTCTTGCCGCCGGGGCTCGTCCAGAGTTTCTGCTCGGCCATCGCGGCAATCATCTCCATGGTGTTCATCGCGGCGCCAGCCGTTTCGAGCACCTGGGCGGCTGCGTTGATCGCGCTGGCGCGCTTGGGTTTGGCTTCACCCGCCTCGGCGGCGGGCTTGCGCGTGCGCTTCGGCTTGGGTTTCGACTCCGCGGCGGCTGCGACGTTCGTGGCTTCCGCCACTTCGATGATGGCGTTGGTCGCTACCGCGTCCGCCTCGGCAATGTCCGCGGCGGCGCGAGCACCTTCCTCCTCGTTGGCGCACTGCCGATCCCAGCATCTCTGGCAGAGCGGCTTACCCAGGTGGGTCAGCGCCGGCTTGCCCTTGCAGCGCGGCGTGCCGCACTTGTTCGGGTCGTACTGCTTCGGGCTGTCCGCCATCGCGCGTTCGCTGGCGGTCTGGCCGTCCGGCGAATTCGTGCGTTCGTCGCGCAGCCGGGCGTTCTCCTGGTCCGCAGCGGCGACCGCCTTGGCGCTCGCGCCTTTCGAACTCCGCGCTTTGCCGCGAAGCTTCGCCGCGCTCTTGATATGCACCTTCTTGTCCGTGGCCAGGTTGGTCGCGTCCCAGCCGCCGTGGCGAAACTGCCCCCTGGCGTTGGCCTTCTCGCGGGCCACACTGTCGATGCGCACAGTGACGAGGTTCCCGCTGATGCGGGCGGTGTATTTCTCGCCGACCTTCACGTCTGCCTGTTTCATGGTGATGCTCCTCGGTTCATGTTCCCGGCGCCACCCGCCCACGCGGGCGGGATCGTCGGCGTCGGCGCTGGGGCCCGCTCGCGCAGGCCGTCGCGCCGAAGTCGGCTAGCGCAGCCCGTCCTCGACGCACCAGATGCCGACGAGTTCGTCCGCGAGCTGTTGCAGTTTGCGGAAGCGGTCGGTCGCGGCGATGCTGCGCGTGGCGGAGACGGCCAGCGCGACCGTGCCCGCGTTCTCGAGGTTGGCGATGTCTTCCGGCAGTTCGGCGACCAGGCGCCGCAGCAGCTTGTGGATGTCCTCGACGCGCTCGGCGGCGAGGATGGTGGCGCGTTCCTTGGCGCTGGGCTCGGTGCCGGCGTTGAAGTGCGCCCCGCGGATCGCATCGGCGCTGCGCTTCAGGGTCGTCTGCGGTTCGTTCGTCGTCGTTCTGGTCGTGGCCATGGTTCTGTCCTTTCGCATCTTGCGGTCCGCCCCATGCGGCCCGGGCGCTGGGCCTCGCGCGGGCGAGGCGTCGCGTTCGGGTCGTTAGAAGTTGTTGCTCACGATGCACCAGGGCTTGGCGATGGGCTCGTAGCGCTCGGGGAACACGTGCTGCCCGCGGCGCTCGATCGCGTTCACCATCCGGCTGCTCAGGTCGCCAACCCGCACGTTGCCCTTGGAGAGCGCCGCGGCGATGGCCTTCACGTCCGCCTGGTGGCGGGTGACCGCGTTTTCGATCTCGCGTGCGTCCTGCGTGTTGGCGATCTCGAGTTCTTCGACCTGGGCGGCGGCTGCGTTCAGGATCTCGGCGATGCGCTGCTGGCGCTCGGCAATCTGGGCCACCATTCGGGTGGCGACCTGCGTTGCCTTCGTCTTGTTCGTGGTCGTCGACATCGTTCGTTCTCCTTTCGGTGTTCTTTGTCCTTCATCAAATCGTTAGCGGCGTTTGAACCCGGCTGCGTAGGCGGCGATCAGCGCCTTCTGGATCTGCCAGACCGCCAACTCGTGGAAGTCGAGCTCGTCGCTGAAGCGGGCGTCGAGCGTGGTGATGCCCAGCTCATCCTTGGCGATCTGCTTGATCGCCTTCAGGCACACGGTGGTCTCGATCGCGGTCTCCTGGGCCAGGCTGCTGGGTTTGTTGGTCTTCTTCATCGTGCGTTCTCCTTCTGGCGATCTTCGCGTCGCCACATGTCATGTACGACATGTCTGGCCCGGAATCCACTCGGAATAATGGAATTCCATGATTCTTTTGACGGGCCAATAGGGAATTCCACTGTCACCGGAATGCCGCCGTTTGCAGGCCATTCCGGTACGACCGGAACGGCCGATTCCGGCGTGGCTGTAGCGCGCCAAAGCGCTGCGGCGCGCTCAGTCGTTGATGGGTACGTGGACGATGCGAAACGTGTCGTCGGGCATGCGGTGGTTGTGCATGTAGGCGAACTCGACGCCGGCGGCGGCCAGGCGCTCGGCCTCGGCCCGGGCGACGACCATCCGCCGGCTATCGACCAGGATGGCGACGCCGCCTTCGATCTCGGCGTGCTCAACGGCGTCGATGGAACTCGTGAACTCGATACCTCGGAATTCGATGGTCATGGCAATCCTCCGTGGTTGGTGGTCTCGTTAACTCGTCAGCGTCTACGGCACGAACGTATTCCCGCAGGTCTGGCAATCCACCTGTTCGTCATCGCGCCAGACCAGGCGGTCGATGTCGGTCTCAAAGCACTGCGGGCAGTGCGGTCCGCCGGTGAGTTCGCGGAACCCGCCCAGCATCTCGATCAGCGTGCCGCGGATGTGGCCCATGGTGCCGGCGTAACCCCAGTCGGCGGGCTCGGCCTCGGCGTTCTGCGTGAATCGGTCCAGCGCGGTGTTCAGGACGGCCAGCAGCCTGGCGACCTCAGCGCGGCGCTGGCGGTAGGTCTCGATCGCGGTCAATTCGGTGGTGGTCTTCATGGTTCGTTGGTCCTTTCCGGCGAGCGTCGTGTCGCCACCCATGATGTACGCTGCGTTTCGCGGAATGGGAAGGCCGGAATAATGGAATTCCCTATAATGTTCCGCATGCGGCATGCGGCCAATTCCGGTACCGCCGGAATGCGACCTGTTCGCCGCCGTCGCGTTTGTTCGGCAACCGTTGGTGGTTTGCTACGCGCGGTCGCGCCGCGTGCGACGTGCGCAAAGCAAAGGCCGCCCGTGGGCGGCCTGGCGGTACTCGATCCGCTGGCGCTACGCGGCGCGGCGGTCGTACTTCCGCGCCAGGTCCAGAAGCTTGGTCTTGATGGCCTTCAGGTCGAAAGCCGTGGCTTCGTCGGCCAGCGCTCCGAAGGTCTTGTCGCGCAGGTCGCCCTTGTACCAGCCGCGGGTCCAGCCCAAGCGGTAGAACAGGCGGTTGAGTTCCGTCTCGCCGTGGCCGGCGCCCGGGCGATCCCAGCAGCTCCGCTTACCCTCGGGCTTGGCGTAGTTCCAGTCCGAGCAGCGCTTGCTGGTCAGGGCCAACTCGACCAGTCCCAGGCACATCATCACGTACCCGGCGACCTTGGTCTTATTCAGCGTGCCCGCGAACGCGCGGAACTCGATGCGGTTCTGCCCGCGGGCCAGGTGCGTCAGGTTGAGCAAGTGGTAGCGGTCGGCCTCGCAGCGGGCCTTGGCCGCGTCCTTGTCGCCGTATTCCTTGATCTTCTTGGTGTAGACCGTCCGCTCGCGATGCGGCGTGCCCGTGCTGGCGAAGATCGCCCGTTCGTGGTTGCCGACCAGCGAGATCAGCCGGGCGAGTGCTGCGGCGTCGCCGATCCATTCGACGGTGACGTGCAGGCCGCAGCTCGCGTTGACCTTCGCGCCACGGGCGTTGATCGCGTCGAGCGCGTTTTCCACCTCGCGAAGCCCCGCCGCGCCGCGCAGCTTCGGGCTGACGAACTCGCAGGCGCGGTGGCCGTACGCCGGGCGGATGCTCGAATCGTGCTCGGCGCGCCAGCCGGCGGGCAGCCAGGGCACCTCGATCCCGCGGTGGTAGCCGCCGATCGTGGTCGAGTCGGTCGTGGGCAGGGTGGTTTCGAATTCGATCCCAAAGGCGATCTGGTTCGCGTGCATCGTTGGTCTCCTCGGCGTTCGCTGCTTTGCGTCGCCACATGTTCATTACGACATGTTTCGCCGGGAGGGAAGGCCGGAATAATGTTTTTCCCTATGAATCTTTCGCGGGCCAAACCGCGCGATTCCGGTCGTACCGGAATGCGCATATCCGGTGTCACTTCATGGCACCGGCGCGTAGAAAGGTGGGCGGCGTGAACGGCGACGACTCAGCGCACGACGACGCGCAGGGCGTACCCCACGACGCGAACGTTGGCCCACGGGCGAACCCGGCGGCGCTGGGCGTACCGGAGGCCGCGCGGCTGCTGTCCGCCGCGGGTGGGCAACGGATCGCGGCCGAGATGATCGAGGCGGACGTGGCCGCAGGCGCGCCCACCAACGCCGACGGCACGATCAATCTGGTGAACTACGCGGCATGGCTCGTAAGGGAGATGGCGACCATTGGCGATTGACCCGCGCAAATTGAAGCCGACGGAACTGGTGCGGCTGTTGAACTCGACGCCGCAGGGCGAGGTGATCAGCGAGCGGCAGCTGCATCGCCATCGGGCGAAGGCGGGATTCCGCATCGGTGACGGGCGCACGCTCGACCTGCTGCGCTACACCGCGTGGCTACGCGTGACGCTGGAGGAACGGCGCGCGGCCCGGGCGCAAGCGCAGGAATCGGGTCTCACCGGCTACGATGCACACCGCGAACGCTCGCGTCAGCGCAACATGGCCATGTCGCTGTCTGGCCGAGACATCGGCGACCTACCTCCCGTCGAGAATCCCGAGCGCAAGGCGCGGGCCGAGCGTGACTTCCGGTTCTTCTGCGAGCAGTACCTGGCGCCGACGTTTCACCTGCCGTGGTCGGATGATCACCTCAAGGTCATCGCGAAGATCGAGCAGGCCGTGCTTGAGGGCGGGCTGTTCGCGATGGCGATGCCGCGCGGCAGCGGGAAAGCTCTGGCCTTGACCACCCCTCTCCCAACGCCTGAAGGCTGGACGACGATGGGCGAGGTCCAGGTAGGTGATGTGCTCTTCGATGAGCGCGGCCGGCAATGCCGAGTGGCCTTCACAACAGGCGTGATGTACGGCAGGCCCTGTTATCGGGTTTGTTTCAGCGATGGGGAGGAGATTGTTTGCGACGCCGAGCATCTCTGGACGGTCAACGACTGCTACAGCCGCCGCAATCCACTCACCGTTCGAACCGCCGACATGGTCGGCCGGGTTCGAATCGGAAACCGACCCCAATGGTCGGAACATCGATATGCCGTGCCGATCACTGAACCGCTGGAGGTTTTGGGAAGCAATCTGCCGATTGCTCCCTATGCCCTCGGCCTGTGGCTCGGCAACGGCACGGCGTCGGGTTCGACGATCACGAACCACCTCCACGATCATGATGAACTGGCCCTGCACGTCTTGCGTTCAGGCGAGGTGCTTGAGCGCAGACCCAGCGGCGACCGCGGACTGGCGTGCCACGCAATCCTCACACGAAAAAAGGCAATGGCATCGTCACGGCCGCCATTCCGAGCTCGGTTGCGGCAACTTGGCTTGCTAGGAAACAAGCACATTCCGAATTGCTACCTCCGCGCTTCGGTGCGGGATCGCTGGGCATTGCTTCAGGGGCTCATGGATACCGACGGGAGCATTAGCGCAGCAGGCAAGTGCGAAATCACGCTGAAGGAGGGATTGCTGGCCGGCGGCCTGAGCGAGTTATTCTCCTCGCTGGGGATCAAGTACGGCGCCAACACGAAATATGTAGAACTCGACGGGCGTAGACATGGTCCCTATCGGCGGTTTCATTTCACCGCCCCATGCGCCGAGCAGGTTTTCCGGCTTCGACGCAAGCGCTCGCGTCTACAACCTGCGCGGCGCCATGGCGGACCCACATCGCGTCGATTCATCGTCGCGATCGATCCCGTGCCGTCCGTGCCCGTCCGCTGCATCCAAGTCGATTCACCATCGCATTTGTATCTCGCCGGACGACGCATGGTCCCCACGCACAACACCAGCCTGTGTGAAGTGGCTTGCCTCTGGGCGCTGGTGTTTGGGCACCGCGAGTTCGTCGCCCTGATCGGCGCAGACGAGGAGCACGCGGCGAACATGCTCGACAGCATCAAGGTCGAGTTGGAATCCAACGACCTGCTGCTCGTGGACTTCCCCGAGGTGTGCTTCCCGATCCAGGCGCTGGAGGGCATTCATCAGCGCGCCGGCGGGCAGCTTCACCAGGGCGAGCAGACGCACATTGGCTGGACCGCGAAGGAGATCGTGCTGCCCACCATCCCCGGCAGCCCGGCGAGCGGCGCTATCATCCGCGTCGCGGGTATCACCGGACGCATCCGCGGCATGAAGCACAAGCGCGTGGATGGTTCATCCATTCGACCGGCGCTGGTACTGATCGACGATCCGCAGACTGATGAGTCGGCACGGTCGCCGTCGCAATGCGCGGCGCGTGAACGCATCCTCGCCGGCGCCATTCTCGGGCTCGCGGGCCCAGGCCGGAAGATTGCTGGACTGATGACGCTCACTGTCGTGCGCCCGGACGACTTGGCTGATCGCCTGCTTGATCGCGAGAAGCACCCGCAGTGGCAGGGCGAACGCACCAAGATGGTCTACGCCTGGCCGACGAACGAGGCGCTGTGGGCGCGGTATGCGCAGGTGTGGCGCGAGGGCATGGCGGCTGATCGGGGCATCACCGACGCGACGGAATTCTACCGCGCCAACCGCGAAGCGATGGACGCCGGCGCCGACGTCGCCTGGCCGCAGCGTTTTCATCCCGACGAACTATCCGCGATCCAGCACGCGATGAATCTCAAGCTCGATCGCGGTGAGGCGGCGTTTTGGGCGGAATATCAGAACGACCCGTTGCCGGAGGACCATGCCGACGCCGAGCTGCTCACGGCCGAGCAGATTGCGGCGAAGACGAACGGCATGAAAAGCGGCGAGATCCCGCTTGCTGCGTCTCACGTGACCATGTTCATCGACGTGCAGGCAAAGGCGCTGTTCTGGTTGGTCGCGGCCTGGGAGAGTGACTTCACCGGCTACGTCATCGACTATGGCACCGAGCCGGACCAGAAGACCCCGTACTTCACGCTGCGCGACGTGCGCCGCACGCTTGCAACCGCCACTCCGCGCGCGGGACTCGAAGGCGCCATCTACGCCGGACTCGAACGGCTGACCGATGCGCTGATCGGCCGCGAATGGCGGCGCGACGACGGCGCGATGGTCCGTATCGACCGCTGCATGATCGACGCAAATTGGGGCCAGTCGTCGGATGTGATCTACCAGTTCAGCCGGCAGAGCAAGTACGCCAGTGTCGTCATGCCGTCGCACGGCCGCTACGTCGGCGCGTCGAGCATCCCATTCAGCGACTACAAAAAGAAGCGTGGTGACCGCGTCGGGCTGAACTGGCGCATTCCCGCGATCACCGGCCGGCGCACCGTACGGCACGTCGTGTTCGACACGAACTACTGGAAATCCTTCATCCACACGCGTCTGGCGGTGCCCATGGGCGATCCCGGCTGCCTGTCGTTATTCGGCCGCAGCGCCGAACGACACCGGCTGATCTCCGAGCACATGACCAGCGAGTACCGCGTAAAGACGCAAGGTCGTGGCCGCACCGTAGACGAATGGAAGCTACGCGTGGACGGCATCGACAACCACTGGCTGGACTGTCTGGTCGGCGCTGCCGTGGCTGCGTCGATGCAGGGGGTGACGCTTTTTGGCACGGAGACCAAGGCGGCCCCCCGGCCGCGACTGAAATTGTCGGCTTTGCAGGAAGGGCGACGATGAACCAACCAACAACCGTTACACTTGATCCTGGAGAACAGCGGGGCATAACCTGTCGTCGCTGCGGAGGCTCGCATTTTCATGTACTCTACACGCGTAAAGTTCGTGGTGGGCGCATCATGCGCAGGCGCGAGTGCCGCCACTGCTGTCAGAGAGTGACGACCTGGGAGAGCATCAGGTACGACAACTGAGCTTTTATCGGAGCAGGCGGCATGGCTAACAACTATCTCGAGCAGCTTGTGACAGAATGGTATGAATATCAGGGCTACTTCGTTCGCCGAAACGTATTGGTGGGCAAGCGCGTCATGGGCGGCTACGAGTGCGAGCTCGATGTTGTCGGGCTTCACCCGGGCAAATCGCACCTGGTGCATATCGAGCCGTCCATGGATTGTTATAAGTGGGAGAAGCGAGAGCAGCGACTGACGAAGAAATTCAAAGCGGGGCGCAAGTATGTCCCGGCCCTCTTCCAGGGGTTCAAAGTCCCGAAGAAAATAGAGCAAATTGCCCTCTTCGTCTATGGCAGTAACGTCAATCGAAAGACGGTGGGCGGTGGCCAAGTTATGACCATTCGCGAGTTGATTGCGCAGATCGCGACAACACTCTTGGGGAAGCGATTGGCGAAGGACGCGATACCTGAACACATGCCGATTCTGAGGACGTTTCAATTCACTACAGAATACCGCACCGCTCTGCTCAGCGCATGGGGTGTGACGTAGCCGTTGCGATGCCCCTCTACATGTGTAATGAATTTCTCCCAACGCGGATTCGGCGTTGCAATCCCAATCTCGGCGGCATACATGATGATATAGACAACTTCACCGGGCATTCCCGGAGGCGAGCGGTCGGCGGCTGATCCCCGCTACCGTCAACCGAACAACGTCACGCCACGCAGGGCTGCGTACCCGCGTGGCGTTTTTGTTTGGCATCGCTTCCGGGAATGCTCGGCAAGAGCGGACGAAATCGATGGCGGACGAACTGGCTGATGCGATCAAGGAGAACGCCCAGGGGCCGAAGAAGGCGCAGGGTGATTCCGGCAGCATCGAGCAGCATGGCCTCGCCGAGCAGATTGAGGCCGACCGGTACTTCGCGTCGAAGGAGGCCGCGAAGAAGGGCCTCGGTGTTCGCATGACGAAGGTCGTCCCCCCGGGAGCGGTATGACTTGTTGAAGTGGCTGCGGCAGATTGGCGCGAGGAAGACCGGCGGCGCACCACCGCCCGGCCGCGTACTCGTCGTGCGCGGGAAGTATGACGCTGCGCAGACCACGCTCGAGAATCGCCGCCACTGGATTCAGGCCGACCACCTTTCCGCAAATGCCGCGATCACCGCAGAAGTGCGGCGCACGCTGCGCAGTCGGGCGCGCTACGAGGTCGCGAACAATCCTTATGCCAAGGGTATCGTGCTCACGCTGGCAAACTACACTGTGGGCACCGGCCCGCGGCTGCAGATGCTCACCGATGATCCAGAGGCTAACCGGGTTGTCGAACATGAGTTTTCACGCTGGGCGAAGGCGGTCGGACTGGCGCACAAGCTGCGCACGATGCGCATCGGGCAGTCCGAATCCGGTGAGTGCTTTGGCGTGCTCGCCACGAATCCCCGCATTGCGGCGCCTGTGCAGCTCGACGTGCGGTTGATCGAGGCCGATCAAGTGGCGACGCCGTGGCCGGTGGCGCGCCGCGACATCAACGCCGTGGATGGGATCATCCTTGACGAATTCGGCAACCCGGTCGCGTACACCATCCTGCGGCGTCATCCCGGCGACAGTACCGCCTTCAACAGCAGCGGCGCAGATTTCGATGTGATGCCGGCGGAGTCGGTGATCCACCTGTTCCGCGCGGAGCGCCCGGGCCAGAACCGCGGCATCCCCGAGATCACTCCCGCGTTGCCGCTGTTCGCCACACTGCGGCGCTACACGCTCGCGGTGCTGTCATCGGCGGAGCAGGCGGCGCTGCCCAGCGGCGTGATCTACACCGACGCGGCGGCGGACGCCGAGGCTGCCTCGGTCGAACCGATGGATACGGTCGAGATGGACCGCGGTACGTGGCTGACCATGCCCTTCGGCTGGAAGATCGGACAGCTCAAGGCCGAGCAGCCGACCACGGTGTATGCCGACTTCAAGCACGAGATCATCAACGAGATCGCCCGCTGCCTGAACATGCCGTTCAACATCGCAGCGGGTAATTCATCGGGCTACAACTACGCCTCGGGCCGGCTGGACCATCAGGCATTCTTCAAGGCGATCCGCATTGACCAATCATACCTCGGCGACGTGGTGCTCGATCGCGTGCTCAAAGCGTGGATTGACGAAGCGGTGCTCATCGAAGGCTACCTGCCGCAGTCGGTGCGCACGCTGGATGTCGATCTTCCGCACCAGTGGTTCTGGGACGGGTTCGAGCACGTCGATCCCGCGAAGGAAGCCAACGCGCAGGCCGCGCGGCTGAACAGCAATACCACGACACTCGCGATCGAGTATGCCAAACAGGGCCTCGATTGGGAGTCCGAGCTGCGGCAGCGCGCCCGTGAGAAGGCGTTGATGCGCGAGCTGGGCCTGGAGGAAGTCGCGCAGCCGAGTCCGCCGCCGGATGATGATGACGACACCGATGATGAGGACGTCACGGAGGAAGTCGATGCCCACGTCGCTGCGTAAACCGAAGGAGCGCGCACCGAAGGATCCGGTCCCTGACCGGCTGGAACTGCTTTGCGCGTGCGATGCGATCACGCTGGAAGCGGCAGCGCCCGAAGGCGAGGGCGAAGTCATCCCGCGCTTCACCATGATCGCCTACACCGGCGAGCCCATGCGGATCGAAGGTTGGCGCTACCCGGTGGTGGTTGATCTGCAGGGGATGTCCATCCCGTCGCAGCGCCGGCCGGTGCGCTTCGGGCACAGCATGTACGCGGGCGTGGGCCACACCGAACGCATCGCCGTGGAAGGCGGGCGATTGATCGCCGAGGGTATCGTCTCGCGCGACACGCAGGCGGCCCGCGAGGTGGTGTCCAGCGGTAAACGCGGGTTCCCCTGGCAGGCGTCGATCGGGGCGCAGGTCGCCGAGGCCGACTTCGTCCGCGCCGGCAAGAGCGTCACGGTCAATTCCCGCACATTCGACGGCCCCGTCTACGTCGCCCGGCGCACCGTGCTGGGCGAGATCAGCTTCGTGGACCTCGGGGCGGATGGAAATACCAGCGCGTCGATCGCGGCGCAACAGGAGATCGCAGCCATGGACGAAACCACGGCCACTCAGACCGAAGAAACGACTACCACGACAACCGAAACGCCGCCCATTCAGGCGACGGCGGACGTGGGTAAAGACAAAACCAACGACCTGGTGAAGGACACCGGCACCGTCAACGCGGTGACGGAGATGCGCGCGCAGGCGCTGGCTGAGACGAAGCGCCTGGTGGCTGTTCGGCGCATCTGCGCGGGCAAACATGCCGAGATCGAGGAGAAAGCCATCGCCGAGGGCTGGTCCACCGACAAATGCGAGCTGGAGGTGTTGCGCGCGTCGCGCCCGAAGGCGCCGGCCATTCATTCCATTGATACCGCGCTGGGCGGCAACGTGCTCGAAGCCGCGTGCATGCTCACCGCGAAGCTGGCCACCGTCGAGGAAATCTACGACGACCAGACGCTGGAGGCAGCGTCGAAGCGCTTCCGCGGCGGGATCGGGCTGCAAGAACTGCTGCTCGAGGCGGCGTGGGCCAACGGCTACGACGGCCGCAACTTCCGCGACAGCCGCAGCGTGCTGCGCTTCGCATTTGGCCACAACCTGCAGGCGGCGTTCTCGACCATCGACATCGGCGGGATCCTGTCCAATGTGGCGAATAAGTTCCTGCTCGAGGGCTTCTTCAGCGTGGAGCGCGTTTGGCGGACGATCACCGCCATCCGCAATGTGTCTGACTTCAAGACGGTGACCAGTTACCGGCTGATCGGCAAGGATCAGTACGAGAAGGTCGCCCCGGGCGGCGAACTCAAACACGGCACGCTGGGCGAGGAGACGTACACCAACAAGGCCGACACGTTCGGACTGCTGCTCTCCATCGATCGCCGCGACCTGATCAATGACGACCTGGGCGCGATCACCACTGTGCCGCGCAAGCTGGGTCGGGGCTCGGGTCTCAAGATCAACGACGTGTTCTGGACGACGTTCCTGGCCAACAGCGACTTCTTCAAGGTCGCGAACAAGAACTTCCTCAGTGGCGCGGACACCGTGCTGGGTATCGACGGCCTGACCAAGGCCGAGGTCGCGTTCCTCAACCAGGTCGATTCCGACGGCAAGCCGATCGGCATCATGCCGCAGATCGTGCTGGTGCCGACGGCGCTATCGGCGATGGGCACGATGCTGTTCAAGAGCCTGGAGATTCGCGACACCACGGCCTCGACAAAATACCCCATCGCCAACCCGCACGCGGGCAAGTTCCGCGTCGAGGTCAGCCGGTATCTGTCGAACGCGCAGTACACCGGATCGAGCGAGAAGGCGTGGTACCTGCTGGCGGCGCCGGATGATCTGCCGGTGATCGAGACCGCGTTCCTCAACGGGCAGGAGTCGCCCACCATCGAGACCGCCGAAGCCGACTTTAACGTGCTCGGCGTGCAGATGCGCGGCTATCACGACTTCGGTTGCGCTCTGCAAGATCCGAAGGGTGGGACGAAAAGCAAGGGCGAAGTCTAAGCGCTGAACGCAGCGAGTGGAGATTGAACGATGGCAGTTGCAACGTTCGTACATGATGGCGCGGCAATCGACTACACCCCCGGCGCCGCTGTCGCCGCCGGCGACGTGGTCGTGCAGGGCGAACTGATCGGCATCGCGAAGACGCCGATCGCAGCCAACGCACTGGGCGCTTTGGCGGTGGACGGCGTCTACGACCTGCCCAAGGCAACGGGCGTGAGCACCGCGATCACCGCCGGCGCGCTGGTCTACTGGGATGTGGCCGACGGTGAAGCGACCACCGCCGCAGACTCCGGTACCAACAAACTGCTGGGCAAGACCATCGCCGCCGCAGGCGACAACGACGCGACCGTGCGCGTGCGATTGAGCCAGTAGGAGTGCACCGCGATGCGAACGCTTCGACATGTGGGGTCGATGCTGTTCTGGCTGCTGGTACCGTCTGTCGGAGTGATTGCTTGCGCGTGGTGTGGATACTCCCTGGCCGGGTGCCTGTGAGCGCCGCGGCTTGCGCAGGAGCGTGATGCATGTCCGGACTACCGCCCAGCCTGCTGCAATACGAGCCGACCGCGCCGCCGAAGCACTGGCGCAGCTTCACGCCTGACGACGGCGACACGTTTCAGTCGCTGTTCGGCATCGAGGGCTGCCGCGGGCTGTGGGTGGGCACCGCCGGCAACATCCGGGTGATCGATCTGGATGGCAACGAAGAGGTGATTCCCAACGTGCCGGTGGGCCTGCTGCCCGGTTACTTCGCGCAGGTGAAGGCGACGGACACGACGGCGTCGGGACTGCTCGCGGTGTGGTGAGATCATGGCGGAACTGATCATCGACAGCGGCGACAGCGCCTGGATCGACCAAGGCGATCCGGATTTCGTGCAGGACGCGAGCGAAGCGCTGGCCGTGTACGGCGGCCTGGGCCCGTACCGGCATGCGCTGCTGCAACTGCCGTTGAGCACATTCCCCGCGGGCGCTACGCCGACTGCGGCCACGCTGCGCATTCATCGCGGGTCCGGGTTCGGCACGAGCACGGGACATTCCGTGTATCGCATGACCGCGCCGTGGTATCCGGAGCAGGTCACCTGGAACGAGCGACTGGCGGGCACGGCGTGGGATGCAGCGGGCGGCGACTACGCGGGCAGTCCGAGTGCAGCGCTTCCCGGCGGGCATGACCAGTATGTCGAAGCGAACGTGCTCGCGCTCTTCGAAGCGGCGCTTGCCGCGGAAGAGACGCACCTGCGGCTGCTGATTCGTTCGAACGACGAGGGCGGGCTCGGCATCACCGAAAAGACGTATGCGCCGTTCGGATCGGCGAATCCGCCGGACCTGACGGTGGAATACACCCCGGTAGGAGCGCCGGAATCTGCAGCGCAGAAGACGCTGGCGCTGGGTATGGGAGTTGGATTGTGACCGATCTGCTCGCCAAGGGCGCGGCATGGCTGGAGAACCAGCGGCACCAGCACCTGACGCGCACGATTACCTATGTGCGGGCCGCGGAATCCGTCGAAATCTCCGCCACCATCGGGCGCACGGAATTCGAGCAAGCCGACGAGTACGGCGCGGTGCGGCGCACGGAAGCGCGGGATTACCTGGTGCGGACTGCGGATCTGGTGATTGCGGGTGAACAGGTATTGCCCAAAGCGGGCGACCGCATCCGCGAATCGGACGCCAGCGTGACGTTCATCTACGAGGTCATGGCCCCGGGCGGCGAGCCGCCGTGGCGCTACAGCGATCCGTATCGCCAGACGCTGCGAATCCACACGAAGTACATCGGGAGCGAGCCGTGAGCACGGTCGTCGACATCGCCGATGCCGTCGCGGCCAGCCTGAACGGCGCGGCCTTCAGCCAGCCGGTCAGCGCGGAGCGCAAGTATCTGCCGGCTGTCGAACTCGCCGACCTGGCGGAACTGCACGTCACCGTCGTGCCCCGCGCGGTCGCGATCACCACCGCCACGCGCGACAGCAGTTACTTCGATTGCACCGTGGATGTGGGCGTGCAGAAGAAGGTGAATCCCGACGACGTCGCCGAACTCGATGCGCTGGTGAACCTCACGCAGGAGATCGTGGACCACCTGCGCATGCGCAAACTCGAAGCCATGCCGTACGCCGCGTGGATGTCGATCACCCACGATCCGGTGTTCGCCCCGGAGCATCTCGACCAGGAGCGGGCGTTCACCTCGGTGGTGTCGGTGACCTACCGTGTGCGCAGGTAGCTGGGTGCGCAGATAAGGAGCAACCATCATGCTGGGCATGAACGCGAAGATGTATTACCTCGCCACCGGGACCCGCGCCACCTGGGGCACAGCCGATGCCGACGGTGTCCACGAGGGCGCGGCCCCGACCAACCTTACCGAGATGGGCAATGTCCGCGACGTGACCCTGAACCTCGAAGAGGGCGAAGCGGACGCGACCACGCGCGCGAATGCCGGCTGGCGGGCCACCGAACCGACGCTGAAGGAAGGCAGCGTCGAGTTCGAGATGGTCTACGACACCAGCAACGCGGGGTTCACGAAGTTCTTCAGCGCGTGGCTCAACCGCACGGTGATCGCCTGCGCCATTCTCGACGGCGACAAGGCGGCTGCCGACACCGAGGGCCTGTGGGCCGACTTCAAGGTGATCAGCTTCAACAAGAGCGAGCCGCTGGAGGACGTGCAGCTGGTCAGCGTAACCATCAAGCCGGCGTATTCGTCCGTCGCGCCGGAATGGGTCCGCGTCACCGGGAGTTGATGATGAAGACTTTCAATGACAACGCTGGCCGCGTCTGGACGGTCGCAATCAACGTCGGTGCGATCAAGCGCGTGAAGGGCCTGCTCGGGGTCAACCTGCTGGAGATTGTTGAAGGCACGCTGATCGAGCACCTGGTGCAGGATCCCGTGCTGCTCTGCGACGTGATCTACGCGGTGTGCAAGCCCGAAGCCGACGAGAAGAACATTACCGACGAGGATTTTGGACGGGCCATGGCCGGCGACGCCATCGAGCACGCCACGCGGGCGCTCCTGGAGGAACTGGTGGGTTTTTTGCCGAACCCGAGGGACCGCGCCAACCTCGGGACGGTGCTGGCCAAGGCGCAGACGGCGCAGGAGCGCCAACGGGACCTGGTGGAACGCCAGATCGAGGGCGGGCTGATCGAGCGGGTGATCGACGCGGAGTTGAAAAAGATCGAATCACGGCTGGCGAGTGCGCCCGGCTCATCTGGGAATGCGCTGGAATCATCGGAATCGATCCCAGCCCCTTCACCCTAGGCGAACTGATCGCGATGGCCGAAGGGCGGGTGGTGGATGCCTGGCGGCGCACGGCGTCGCAGATGGCCCAGCAGGCGAACCTGCACCGCGATCCGAAGAAGGGACGACCGAAGAGGCCGAGTGACTTCTTCAGGTTCCCGAGGCGCTGGAAGCGCGACCGTGGGCGCATTGAGGTCGGCGTGAACGTGCTGCGGGACGTGTTCGTCCCGCGCAAGGGTTAACCATGCTGGACATGCGCATCAAGGATCTGTTCTTCGACAAGGCCCGGGTGGTCCGCGCGGTGGACAAGGCGCGGATCGCGGTGCTGTCGAAGGCCGGCGCGTTCATCCGCCAGCGGGCGAAGACCAGCATGCGTAAACGCAAGGCGGCGAGCGCACCGGGTGAGCCGCCGTCGTCGCACGAAGGCTCGCTGCGCCGCTTCCTGTACTTCGGGTACGACCCCGGCGCGGACACCGTGGTCGTCGGCCCTGCGAAGACCAACCAGGTGTTCTTTGGTCGCGATCGCAAGCCGGTGACCGGCACGGTGCCGTCGGTATTGGAGTACGGCGGGCAGATCACCCTCTTCGAAGAGCGCAAGGGCGGCACGTGGCAGCGCGCGGATCTGCGTTCGCGCCGCAGGCTGGCGGGCCTGCGCACGCGCTACCGCACGGTGACGATTAAGCCTCGGCCTTACATGCGCCCGGCGCTGACGGCGGAGTTACCAAGGTTACCCGCGCTGTGGCGGAACAGCGTGCGGTCGAGTGCGGCATGAGATTGACCCATGGGAAAGGCACATGGTATCCGGGCCGGCGCGCCAACTTGGGATTATGATATGTACTTCAACCATTCGCTTCCGATGAAGTAAGGCATCTCTTGCATGCCGCAGTGAACGACTGTGCCGTCTCGGACAAGGATTTCCAGGCCATGCTCATCGTCCCAGTCGCACTCGGCATTCAGGAAGAAGTACTGATTGGGCGTCGCTTCCAACTGAGGGATGACGATCTCCGTAATCTCGTATCCTGTGCCAAAGACATCGTTCATGTCGCTGCCAGATGTGATCCTGAGAAAACGAGTAAGCCAGCTGTAGGCCCTTATAGCCCTAGAGATCACGTTCATGTACCGGCGGCGGTGAGCCGTGACATAGTCATCAATCCCATCGATGAATTCAGGCGGAATTGGTTCCAAGGACTCCAACACTTGCAACTGTCGAATAGTCGGTTCGGCACCGTCGCATTCGGGAATGATGGTGATCTTGAGTCTGCGGTTCAGAAAAGGAAGACGTCTGCGAGTTTGCCACCCGTACTCGATGCGGCGGAAGTCGTTGGGGATCAAGCGGCAACCTCTCAATCAGGAGCACAAGGCGATTATACCGATCAGAGGGGCGGGACAACACAAATTCAATTGGGGGACTGATGATAAAGACCTTTGCGACATCTGCTATGAGTGAGGAAGCATGCCGAATGTAACGGGCATCCGCGCCGGCAAGGCGTTTGTCGAACTCGGCGTGAGCGACAAGCTCACCGCCGGGCTGCAGCGCGCGCAGAAGCAGTTGCAGGCGTTCGGCGCCGGCGTGCGCCAGATGGGCCAGCGGCTGGTCGTGGCGGCGTCGGGCGTTATCGCGCCGGCGCTGGCCGCCACAAAGACCTTCGCGTCCATGGGCGACAACGTCGCGAAGATGGCCAAGCGCACGGGCGTGAGCGTCGAAGCGCTCTCGGAACTCGGCTTCGTCGCCGGGCTGTCGGGCTCGAGCATCGACGACCTCGAGAAGGGCCTCAAGAAAATGGCCCGCACGGTGCAGGATGCCGCCGGCGGCATGGCCACCGCGAAGAACGCGCTCACCGGCGTGGGCGTGTCGGTCGAAGCGCTGCAGCAGATGTCGCCCGAGCAGCAGTTCAAGACGCTGGCCCAGGCGTTCTCGCAGATCACGGATGCGTCGAAGAAGGCCGCGCTCGCCCAGGAGATCTTTGGACGCGCCGGCACGCAGCTCATTCCGCTGATGGACGAGGGCGCTGCCGGCATCGAAGCACTGCAGGATCAGGCCCGGGCGCTGGGACTCACCATCTCGACCGAGACAGCGGCCGACGCGGAACTGCTCAACGACACGCTCGACATCCTCAAGCGCTCGCTGCAGCAGGTCGTGTTCCAGATCGGCGCTGCGCTGTCCGGCACCGTGGTGGATGCGGCGTCGGCGGTCACGAAATTTGTCACCCGCGCGATCAAGTGGGTGCAGTTGAACCGCCACATCATCGTCACCGTGTTCAAGGTCGCGGCTGCGGTGGGCGCAGCCGGCGCGGGGCTGATCGCGCTGGGTGCGACGATCAGCGCGCTGGGCGTCGGCCTCGGCGGCGTGGCCACAATTGTGGGCGCGATCGGCACAGCCATCGCGGCGCTGATCACGCCGACGGGTCTGGCGCTCGTGGCGGTCGCAGCACTGGGCGTAGCCATTGTGAAGTACACCAAATTCGGCGGCGCAGCGGTGGCCTGGCTGGGTGATCGGTTCCGATCGCTGTGGCGCTTCGTGGGCGACGTGGTCGGCGGGGTCTCCGGTGCCCTGGCCGCAGGCGATATTCGCGCAGCTGCAAACGTGATGTGGGCGGCGCTGCGTGTCGCGTGGGAGACCGGCACCAAGCCGCTGCAGGAGATCTGGGCGAAGTTCTGGTCGCGCGTGAAGGTCACCGGCATCGAGGTCTGGGCGCACATCACCGGCGCGTTCCGGTCGTTCCGCCAGTTCATGGAGTCCACCATCCCGAACCTCACCGCCGCGATCGTCGAAACCTGGTCGAGCATGGTGTTCGCGCTCAAGAGCACCTGGGCGAAGTTCCAGAAGTGGCTCACCGACCAGGTGATCAAGATCTGGGGCTTCTTCGATGAGAGCGTGGACGTGCAGGGCATGCTCGACCTGAACGAACGCGAGCTGCGCTCCGACCTCGAGAACATCGAAGCCGAGCACAGCGCGCGCGTGCAGGAGGCCATGCGCAAGCAGCAGCGCTCGCCCGAGGAAGCGGCGGCTGAGCACGCCCTGGAGGATGCCGCGGCGGAAGCGCGCAAGCAGGATGCGATCGCCGGCGCGCTGGCCCAGCGCAACCAGTCCATCGCGAACGCCGCCGACGAGCTGCGCAAGGCCCAGGAGGAATTCACGCAGGCGCGGCGCGATGCCGCGTCCGCCCGCGCGCGTGCCGACCTCGACGGCGGCATCCCGCGCAGCAAGGGCCCGGCCGGCGAGTTCGAGGACTTGCTCAGCGCCGCCGTCGAAGGTGTGAAGGAGCGCGTCAGCGTCACCGGCACGTTCAACCCCGCGGCGATCCGCAGCCTGTCCGGCGGCAGCGACCAACTCGTGAGATTGGGAACCGAGCAGCGGGATTTACTGAGAACCATCGCGCGCAACCAGCGCGCGTACCGCCCGACGTTTGCGTGAGTCATGGCGATCGAGACCTTCGAGAAGTTTGATTCCCGCTACACCAGCGCCGGCGTCGATCCGGCGCAGGAGCGGCACTACGCCGTGCTGGGCACCGACGACGAATTCGCCGCGCGCCTGGCGGTGCAGGGTGACTCGCCGGTGGTGATCGATCTCTACCTCGACGGCACCGTGCTGGTCTGGCGGCAGTCGATCGACATGGAGCCGGTCGGCGAGGAACAGTGGCACGGCGTGGTGCGTTACTCGACCGTGCGGCCGACCAACGAGAGCACCTTCAGCTTCGACACCGGCGGCGGCACCGCGCACGTCACGCAGAGCCTCTCGACCATCGCGACGCACACGAATCCCACGCAGTGGCTGATCGCACCGGACTTTGGAGGCGCGATCGGGGCCACCGCGGACGGCGTCGAGGGCACCGACATCGTGGTGCCGCTGTACCAGTTCTCCGAAACCCACTACCTGCCCGCGACGTTTGTCACGCCGGCGTACAAGGCGACGCTGTTCTTCCTCACCGGCAAGGTGAGCAGCGCCGCGTTCAAGGGCTTCAGCGCCGGCGAGGTGCTGTTCCTCGGCGCATCCGGCGCGCTGCGCGGCGGCGGCGACTGGGAGATCAGCTACCGCTTCGCTGCCAGTCCGAACGTCACCGGCCTGGCGGTCGGTCCGATCACCGGGATCAGCAAGGAGGGCTGGGATTACCTGTGGGTGCGCTACCTCGATGCGGAGGATTCGGCAGCGAAGGCGCTGGTTAAGGTACCGGCTGCGGCGTACATCGAGCGGGTGTACGCCCGCGCGGACCTGAATGACCTGGGGATCTGAGATGGACAGTGCAGAGCGTCATTCGGCCGCGGATTTGCGCTTTTCGATGACGTGGCAGCAGAGGCGCTTGCAGCGCGCGCAGCGTCCCCAAGTGCACTCGCGCCCCGCGGCCCACAGTCGAATGCCGTATTTGCCGTACGGCTCGGTGAATCCGCACCTGAGGCAGCGAATCACCCAGCCCGGCGCACGCGCCTCGTACACGTCATTCTGCTTATCCTCGAAGGACTTACCCATGCGGGCTGCCCCCAGACTGATCGACTTCGCGCGCATTGTACCGGCAATCGCGGAATTCACGTCATGAGCGACGCGCTGACGAAAGTCCAGCCCGGCATGCCGCTGCAGATTCCGGCGAGGGCGTACAACGCCTTCGTGGATGCGGCGCTCGATCATCAGCGCCGGCAACTGAGCACCACCGCGGACGCGCAGCGCGACCGCGAGCCGGCCAACGTCGTGCTGGTACGCAACGAAAGCGGCGCGGACCGGTCGCGGTTCGACATCCTGGGCATCACCGGCCCGATCATCACCCGCGCGGACAATGCCGCGTCGTTCCAGTCGCGCATCGCACTGCGCGGAGAGACGCCGACGGCGGTGCATGCGGGCCGGTTCGTGGTGCTCGTGGATGCGCTTCCCGACGGCGGGATCGGGCGCGCGTACTTATCCGGCGCGTGCCTGGTGCGCGTGCGCATGCAGGATGAAGCGCATACTGCCGCAGATATTGAAGAAGGAGACGCGAGCCAACTCGCCAGCGGTGAATCCGGCGCAGCGTCCCTGCTCTGGGTCGAGCCTGTCGCGCAGCGCGTCGATCCCGCGATCGCGTGGGCGCTGATCCGCTTCGGCGGTGGAGGTTCCTCCAGCAGCGGCGAGAATTCTGATGATCGTTTCATCCTCGCGCTGCTCACCGGCGTGCAGCGCTTCAGCGACGCCAATCCCGATCTGCCCGCGTACCACTGGAAGGAAGCCGAGATCGACAGCGACGGCGCCACCATCGAAAAACCCCTCGGCACCGGCAGCAAGACCACGCCCAGCTGCGACAGCCTGGTCGTGCATACCGAGAACAGCACGTTCAGCGTGATGGCCGATCCCGCGCTCGACGGGAATCTCACAGACGCAGCCCACGATGCGGTGAATTCCACGATGACCTTTCGCATCACCGGCACTGCAGACACGACGCACACGGTCACCAGCTACCGCATCCAAGTGGGTACCGGCCTGGGTCCGCTGCTGCGCGCGACGTACGGTGATTCGGGCGAGATGCCGCCGGGTGCGCCGCCTACGTTCCTGGTCAGCGGTGTGCCGCTCGCGACCGACGTCTACATCCGCGTGATCACGACCACCAGCGGCGCGGGCACCAACCACAATATATATGTCGTGCAGGTGGGCCTGAACGGCGCACCGGTGGACACAATCGCGGTCACCAACCACGAAATCAACGATCCCGCCGGCGCGCTGCTCACCACACCCACCAGCGGCGAATACACCGGCGACATCGCCGATAACCTGACCGACCTGGCCATCGCGTGGTCAACCGCGCCGGGGGCGACACATTATTATGTCACCGCGGGCACCGGCAGCGGGGACCCCAACACCGATCCGACCACCTGGAACCTGGCCGACCACGACGTGGGCGGGGCCACCACCGATGTCATCACCGGCGCGCCGGCCGACGGCACGCCGTTCTACGTCGTCGTCTGGTGGCGTACACATCCGTCCTTCGACTGGACCTGGAACCGCTGGCAGATCACCGTGACCCCGGCTCCCGATCGCCGGGCGATCAACATCGAGGACATCAACCGCATCCTTACCGAATCGCAGGCGGGTCTGGCCGGACTCACCGAGATCCCCGACGGCAGCGAGGACGACGAGTCCGAACTCGACGTGCCCATCCTGGTGCGCATCTGGCGCACCACCGACTCAGCCGGCAACGACCGCTTCGTCTGCGAGCACGTCGCGCAGGAGTTCATCGGCGAGATCGTGGCCCACGAGCCGGAATGGGAGGATGCGCGATACGACGTCAAGCTGATCAAGGTGAATAACACCGGGGCGAAGGACGAACTCGTATCCTTCACCGACGCCACCGGCGCCGCCGCGAGGGCCGTCACCGCAACCAACCTGGCCGAGGACGGTACGCACAACCTGCCCGTCGGCACGCGCGTCCTCGTGCGCAGCGTGCGCGGAGGCGACAAGCCCTGGATCACACGCTACGTGTTCAGTTCCGGCGGCGCATTCGCCGTGGGCGCGCCCGCCATCTTCCACCGTTACGTCTACGACGTGGACTGGAACAACACCACCTGCGCGTTCGTGGTCACCTACCACTGGCTGGAGTTCGTGCCGGTGAATCTCGACGGCGAGACGTATTACCTGTTCAAACTGGACCACGCGACGAACCCCACCTGATATGGCCGGCGAAACGAAAACCATCCAGCCCACCGGCGCCTGCCTGGAATGCTGCTGCCCGGTGGAACTCGTCGCCACGTCGCAGTGCTGCGAGGGCGCGACCTGCGTGTCCTGCGGCAGCACGCTGGGGCCGACCGTCACCGTGTCCGCGGACTGTTCGGGGGATACCACGATCAAGTGCAACACGACCGAGCGGCTGTACTACCGGCCGGATGACACCGCCGACGTCGATCATCGCTTCCAGACCACCTGGCCGGCGTCCGCCGGGGTGTACTTCTTCGAAAAGCAGCGCATCACCTGGACGGTGGGCGCGGTCACGCGCACGACCGGCTGGATGAATACGCGCGTCGGAAGAATTATCTGGCCGTATGGCGCGGGTGATCCGGCGACCATGACGATCGAAGCCGTCTATCGCCGGCAGGGGCCGGGCTGTTTCGACTGCGGACGCGGGTTCGTCGCCGAGGTGGACGCGAACGGAACCATGGGCCGGCTGACCAACATCGTCGGCTCGGCGCCGCTGGTGGACGAAACCTGCCCGAGCACATACCGGCACGCCAGCGCATGGTCAGCTGCCGCGGCGACGAAGATCTTCTGCCCGATCTTCGGCGGGCTGGGCGACTGCCGCGCCGACGGCTATGCGTTCGAGACCGGCGTCGCGACTTGCACCGACGGGCTGGGTCCGACTGCCGACGATTATTGCGATGTCACCGGCGGCGGTTGCACGCACCGCTACACGTTCCGCTGGTACATCGTGCACATGCACGCAGCGGTGCGCTGCACGTGGGTGCCGGGAAGCGCCGGCAAGGTGATTCCGACGGTCAGCGCGTGGGTCAACATGGGCGCCAACCCGGGCGGGTTCGTGCGCTACATGAAGACCGAACTGCTTGCGGGAACGAGCCCGCCGTGCTTCCCCGCGGCTGACTATGCGTGCGGAATTGCGTTCGGCAGCACGAGCCAGCTCTGGTACGCAGCCGAGAAGACCGGCCCGGAGATCGACGACACCTGCACCGCGATCCGCAACTGGTTCGATGGCACACACACGCTATCGCCCGTGCCGGGGGACACCTGCACGGGCAACCTGACGGTGCAGATCTGGTGGCCGCCATGATGAGCGGCGACCAGGCCATGACAGCCGTCGATCCCGGCGTGGCGGCGAACGATTTCGCGATGACGGCGGAGGAGTTCATCGCGCTCAAGCCGAACCTGTGCGCGGCGTGTGAGTACTTCAAGGAAGACAAATGCAGGTGGCTCGATCAGGAAGATTACGCCCGCGCGCTCACTACAGCCGACGGCCACCATATCGTGAGTTGCCCATGGAATCACCAGCGCGTGCAAGCGCCGTGCAATCCGGTTGCGCCGCCTGTCCTGCCATCGCGCTTCGGCAACTCCGTCACGCGCATCATCACCATGGCCGGCGAGTTCATCACCGCCGTCACCGGCCCACGCGTTGATGAGACGACGTACCAGCGCCGCCTGGCAATCTGCCGCACGTGCCCGCATCTCCGCGAGGAAGCCGGCCACGAATACTGCGGCGCCTGCGGCTGCCCGCAGTGGAAGCTAGCTCGGCTGAGTGTGAAATTGTGGCTTGCGGAACTGGCATGTCCGGTAGGAGGGTGGGCAGCGGAAGCTCGATTACTGCCTGATTATCGTGTGGCCACGACAATAGCTCGCCGCCAAGTGCCGCTTGTCCAACTTATCTGA